GTTGCGGCAGTCCGCCCTGCCATGAGTTAGGTATGAAAAATGAACAGTTTAGCGAAATATTCAGATCGTTTTATGTAAGTCATCTCACATCATCAGTCAGCGGGAACAAATTTTGTTCAAACAAAAAGCAACCACTTTCGCGATTGCTTTAATATTTACCATTTTTCAGATGTAGTTATTTTTGTAATAAAATCTGATATTTTAGCAAGTTTCTTATTAGAAGCCGAATCATTCATTTGAACCTCAGCAGTCTCGATTTCAACCAGTTTATCAAACACTTGATCGAATGCTTCATCAGTCATCACATCTTCAAACACAATGCCAAAATCGTGCTTCAACGTAGTGACTTCATGTTCAGTTAAATAGTCATTTATCTTTTGCATATTTCTTAGCATACCTTTCTTGTGTTTTATACGTGGTGACAACATTACCAGTCTCTGGATTAATAACAACCGTTGATTGTTGACCTAAATATTTACGCCCAACTTGGCCACTGCCATTTACTTTATCTGGATAAACATGTAATGGATTAGTCAATGCCTGCTTAATACTAGAGACACCGACTTCTCGTTGAGCCATTCGTTCTGTTACATGCCTAGATATACCAAATATTTTAACACCATCTTTTGTTGCTACACCAATAATACCATTTTTTGAGATAACCTGCTGATAGGCAAACCACTCATTAAATGTCTGACTAGGTACTTGTTCACCTTTGCCAGTTTCAGGATTACGTGACCAGCGTGTCGACGTTTCATCTGCTAATTCTTCGTACCAAGGTGCTGTGGTGCAACGACAATGTGCATGCATGACTGGATAATTGACGCCCTCTGACCGCTCTTTCAAATCAAATACTTTACCATCTAGGTGTCGACAAATATCGCACGTATGTGTCTCTAACGTTGCCAAATACTCATATTTTTCAATACCCGATTCGGTATAAGCACTTGCTGTTGCCGCTTCAGTTGCATGTGCAACCTCCGTTGTGATTAATCTGTGAACTTGGTACTTTTTAAAGTTTCTAAACGTCAAACTCGTGTCTTTTATCAACCGTTCTGGGCTATAACCCAAGGCAATACCACGACTGATAGTGTCTTTTAAGGCATTTGGTAATACCTCAGTCATATTCCCCCAGACACGATGACTAAAATCATCACCAAACCATGGCTTGCTAATCACATTTTGTAATTGTTCAGCATCAAAGTGAGCAAAATCTGAGGTAAACGAACTATTTTGAGATTGTGCATTGAACACCGTACGATAATAAGTGTCTTCAAATGTGTTAGTTAGTATACCAAGCATCTTAAGCTGTTCTGGTTTTGCATAACTAGCTAAAATGTTCTTAATTTGTGCATCTAAAGCTTGCAAACGACTAACTCGGCTACGGTAGTACTCAAAATTTAACTCATCATCATAACCGCCTGCACGCGCTTTGTGTTCCCATTCATCTAACGTATTCTGCCATTGATGATTTTCAACACCACGCAATATTTTCTGCGCCTCATCAGCATTAATTGTACCGTCTTCATCAGCGTACTTATTGGCCCATTTTTTGATAACATTTTCAACCTCAAGCGAAGCATTGGCCAATCGTTTTGCCATATCAAACTCATATTGTTCACCTTGATTTAATGCTGCATTTTTAATTCTCAAAGCGCGCTTGCGCCAGTAGTCCGCACTATTCATTTATTAATCCTCGATGTCAGTACGTGCTGCTTGATTATCGTAAGTGTCTGTTTGATTTTGTCTTAATTCCAACTCATCTTGCCAATCATCAACAAGTGGATTACTTTTTGCAATGGCTTCATCACTGGTTACATTAGCTAACTTTGCAACAATATCTGCTTGTTCTGTGTCATCTTTTACGGCTGCTCTTGTCCATTTTTGTGTAATGCGCCGCTTATCTGACTGGCCATCGTTCAAATAACGTAAGACCGCACGTACCAACTCAGAAACACCTGGGCGAAACTCACTCTCAAGTGCAGCTGCTTTCAGTTCAAGTAGTGTATAAATCATTTTCAAAGCCACACCTGTTTTGTTCGTCCCCATTTCAACACGCGACGGGTCAACACCTTGGCCATGCAAGAATATGGCTTCTCGTGTTCTGTCTAATAGGTCATCACGAGCTTGTACTGGAATATCAATCGTTAACTTATCAACACCTGATTGGTCACTGCCATCATATTTTTCTAAATTAAGCACTTGATCACGCTTTAGTTTTTGTTTGAACTCATCAGCACTGCCGGCATCACCATAATTTGTTAATATCAGGATAACTTGTTGCACATCATCAATGTCATTTACAAAGCCAGAATAAACACGGTCAAATACATCAATCAACCCTTTGTAACGTGGCAAATCTGCAGTGCCATCTTGATTATTCATAAATGGAATAAATGGCACCGCACCTGCGTCATGTTTTAGAATATTGCTGTTATCTAAAGGTGATGCGGTTGTAATGTCAAACACTGGCACCCTGAAATCATACTCGAGCGCTGCATAACCTAAACCTTGTTGATGTTTGAAAAACTGCGCTTCCTTATCTGTCCAATATTCATCGTAGATATAAGTGTCGCCTGTCTCTGTGTCGAGTGATTCATAGGTTCGACGTACTGCCAACAATTTTTGTTCCAAACTGCCATCATATATTGGTGTAATTTGCACTGGATCAATCGTTGCAAAGTGAAATTCACCCTCGTTGTCTGTCCAATAATGTAACCATGCTGTGCCTGAATTAGCCGCATTAACAACTAATCTGTTAAAAATACGTGCATAATTATCGCCCAATACTTCAAGTGCTTTTTGGTTTAATGTATCATCTTCAACATCAAAAGTTGGAACAATGCCACCAACATACTGCGCTTTTTGGTCAACCAGAATGCGATGATAGCCGTTACTTATGCGATTATCAGCCTTGCGAATAAGTTCGTCATGCTTACCATCAGCATCAAGCGTATCTTGTCCACCTTTGTCACGTGTAATATCGTTTTTATTATTATAATAGCGCACCGACTCTTCGTATTTATCAGTCAATCTCGTACGTATATCATCAGTGCTTTTAAATACCTTTTTTGCTATCTCTAATTCCATGATTACCAACCAATCTTTGCTCTTGTGCTTAATACGGTGTAGACAAAATATCTGTCCGCATCCATTGCATGATCATGTTCTTTGACTGGCTTATCTTCGCCCTTGTCTGCTGCTTTCTTGTCCCAAATATACGAGTTGATTTCATTGAAAGTATTCACTGCTTTGGATGACCATTTAATCTTGCCCTCATTCATTGCTGACATCTGCGCTCTTATGCCATTTAGCACATCATTTTTTGCTGGTACAACTCTAAAATCATGTTGTCTAAGTTCTGCTTTAAAACTCGCGGCAGCCGGATCAAGAATCATTTTTACATGCTTACGGTCTAATTGATTGCGCTCATAGAAATCTTCTAAGTCTTCACGGAACTGGCTATCTGTCTTCTGTTTAGATGTGTCACGTCCTGAATAGTAGTACTCATCAGTGTTATACCAAACACCTTTATAACGTGACCAGCGTTTAAATACGGTCGCATTCTGTGTACCGTAATCAGCCGATACCCAATCTTGATCGAAAGAAGTATTATCCGGTAAATCAACCACCATTTTGTCCTGGTCAAAGTTGTCGTAAATGACACCTTCAGAAACCGACCATTGGCCAAGAATATAGCGCTGGTAAAATACACCTGAATACATGCGCTCATATCGTTCACGCGTGGCCAAACTCAGTGAGGGATTATCTTTCATCATAAAATGAATGCGTATCGCGTGATGCTTGGCAAGATTGTCTATCCATTCTTGCTTGAACCAATGATATGGCCCTTCTGGGTTACCATTGAACCAAAACTTCGCACCAGTATCAGAAGCACGAGCCGTGGCTTGATTAACAAAACTTTGTGGCATCAACACCACTTCATCAAAGAAAAAGCCCGCAGTCGTGATACCTTGTACCAAGTCTTGCGAACTTTCATCTTTACCACCAAATAGGAAGTAAAAGTTTGTTGTATTGCCTTTCGTGATATCTAGCCTGTTTTCGCTTCGATTATCTTTAACCGAATAACCTGATGCACTTAACATTGACACCAAAGGCCTGATAACATTTCGTCTCAGTGATCCAATCGTCTTACCAGCCATGCCAAAGTTATGGCCATTAAATTCTGCCATCGACCAAATAACATATCCCAAGGACATCACGACTGTTTTACCAGCACGAACCGAACCATCAGCAATAATTGTTTCTTTATCACGATAGTCCGAACTCATCCACCAAGATAACACTTGCATCTGTTTAATTGAAAATGGTTTAAAGTCAAAACTGACATTAAATTTAGGTTTCGATGCCATCATTTTCTCCAAATACGTTAGTGCTCTTAATTGCGTTGATTAGACCGTCTTCCGTCACATCTTCCCTGGCATAATCACCCATCATTTCAAGTAATCTGTCCCGGGCTTTATTCCGATCATGCAACTCGACAACCAATCCATCTTTACCTTTAGATATTTTCTTTAATGCCCAGGTATCTAACTCATTTTGACTTTTTATCTGAACCCACGATTCGTGACGAACTATTGGATTTTCGTTAGTATCTAATCTAACATCCCCCTCGGAATCCGTTAACAACACGTCGTACTCACCAAATCTTATGTACTCCCTTATATCAGCACGTGCTTCCTTTGCCAAGTCTTCTATCAAATCAAAAGCGCCAACGCTCAGCTCTTGTAACTTAGCTGCACGAAGGCGCTTTATTTCTTCTTGAATGTCAACCTTTGTCAACAATCTGTGACCTAATGTTTTTGCTGATTGATAGTCAACATCGTAAACATTTATGTAAGACTGAGTAGCGTTAGATGTACGAAGAAACTCGAGTACAAAGGCTTTTCTCTTATCAGTAAGATCACTTTCACTTAATTCTTCAATAGTCTTTTCTGTCGGTTTTTGTTTTGTAACGTTTTTTGTAACGATGTCTTTTTTTGTTACGTTTTCTTTGGACCAATGGCGCCGTTTCCACTGCCTAACAGTTCCTTCAGAAACATCATACTTATCAGAAATATCTTTATACTTTAAACCAGACAAATAATCTTGCTCGGCTTCTTCATATTTTTTCATGTCATTTACGGCACCTCCTTTCAATGTTTTAGTACAAAATCAAAAGCGCTTATCCAAAATGGTTTCAGATAAACACTTACGTTCTCTGTAAGTCACTATCAATCAATACATGCTTATATAACAGTGATTATTTATTTTCTTTGTAAGTGTTAGTACAAAAGAAGAAGCACTTAAGGCTTAATATCTATTTTAAAACGTGATGCATCCACCCTATGTATTCAGTTGGATAATATTTCCAGTACACAATGTCAAGATACTGATCTACCGAAAAGTAGTAAAAAATCATAGCACCAATTAACGCGATAGGAAAATAAGCTAACTTTTCTTGTTCAGCATATTTAAACAAAATACTAGGACTAATAAGAAGTACTACACTAGCAAGAACAAGAACTATTGTTAGTATGATCTGAACATCTATACTTGTCGTAACACCTGATCGAAATTTAATAACATCATTTATATAATCTGTCCCCTTATGTTGATAATTGTTTATCAATGGAGATATAATTTTGTGATAGGCATTGTTCAATAAAACAGTAAAAATTATCTCAGCAATAGCCAGAATAACTATAATTGCCGAGAAAATTTTTATGTGATAATCATATTGTTTCTCATATGATACTCCTGAAAGCTTTATTAATAGTGGTACAACCACCATTAATAAATACATTGCTAGTAAAACAAAAAAAGATAAACTTTTCCAGATTGCATACGAATGGTTTAATGCATAATTTATTTTCATTTAAAAACCTCTATATCAATAATTTCAACAGCAGATTACCTTGTCAATACTTAATATTTGTTTAATATTTAATATACTGACAATAATCAACATACTTGCTCTTAACCATAAAACATCAAAATTCAAGTTACAAATCTATTTCTTGAAAAACAAGTTGTATATTTTCAATGTATCTAAAAAATAATGTTATAACTGACTAACATACAACTAGGGCTGTTTATATTCCAATATTATTGTACACCCTATCAGTGTAGTGATTTGAGATATTAAGGATTACTTAATAGATAAATATGTACGAGTGTTTCCACTCATTAACAGATATAGACTGCTAGACCGTCTTCCTTGGCTAGCAATGTGAACGGCAAGATCGGAAG